CTAACGTGGCCATTTGCATCTGTAGCTCGCGGATCTCGGAGGTTTGGGCCTCGAATGCGCTAGATGCAGGCTCGACGTAATAAACCTTGTTGCCTGGTTGGGTGGAAATGGCGTAGTTCACGCCTACGGCCATGTCTTTGGTTTGATCGTCCCAGCCCTCTAAAACCAGCATGGGTTGGCTGGCGATGTGCAGGCTGTGGATTAGGTCGGCTTGGCGTTGGAAATGTGCCAGGTTTAGGTAGGCGATGTCCAGCAGCGGGGGCTTGCTGACCATCGTGTCGGTTTTATTGGAATAGACCGTGACCAGGGGGATTTCGCCCAGGCTGTAGTCGCCGGACTCGACTAATTCGTAGTCGGATGTGGCGTCGCTAGCCTCGTAGGCGTTTGGATAGGGGAAGCCGCCTGCTGCTGCTTTGATGGACTCGGTTTGGCGGTAAATGCGGTAGCGGCCTGGTTCGATGACGCGGATTTGGTCGTAAACTTTCTCGCCAAACTCTCCATCAGCAACGACGGCGCGTTCTTTGATGCGGATTTGGGTTAGTTGGCCGTAATTTGTTTCGCGGTCCAGGCGCCAGCCGTAGATGTTGGTTGGGTCGACCTCAATCCAGTAAGGGCGGCGGTTTAATGCGCGTTCTTCGGCCAGACTGCGTGCTCCAGTCGGGGCGGGGAAGTCGACTAGCGTGTGGCAGTGGCCGTAAGTTAGGGCGCAAATCAATGCGCGGCGTGCATATTCGTCGAGGTCGGAGCCGCATCCGTCGACGTTCTTTGCAAAAACCTCTGACCAGTACGGGTCGCCTTCGAGAGTGATGGGGCGGCGCAGAATTAGACCTGCGGCGGCACGCACCAGGCGCTGGGTGTAGGGGGAGAAGACGGCGCGGTTTACGCGGGCGAGGTAGGCCGAGTAATCCTCGCGGGGTTCGATTGGGAGGAAGGCTTCGCTATTCTCGCGGAGATATTCGGTGCCGAGGGTGACGGCTTTCATGATCTCCCAGCCGCGCATTTGGTCCAGCACTGCTTGGGTGCGGACAAACGGACTGTCCGGTCCACCGGGATAGGTGGAGCTGACGAGGTGGGTGCGGATTTGGCCGGGGACAGAATAAGTCATGGGGTTACCACTTCACCTTGTCAGCCCAGTAGGCCGCAGACATTTTTCCTTTTTTGATGTTAGCTGCATGGCGGGCCTTAAATGATTCGCGCCGCTTGCGGTAAGACTCACTTTCGTTCTGCTTTTTGGGGCTGCCTTTGACGCCCTGTTGGCCGAAACGGATTAACTTGACCTCGTTGCCGACCTTCGCTAAAACGGCGTGGCTTTTGTTCGGGTGGTTCGGGGTGCGCTTGGGTTTGTTATAGCCCTCGAATTTTTCGCCGCGATACTCAATCATCGTCGTCCTCCACTTCGATCATTACCTCGATCCCAGAGGCAAGTCGTGTCATTAACGCGCCAAAGTCAACTGGATCCTGAGGGGTCATGAAGGCAAAGCTTGCCTCGGTCATGCGGCTCTCCGCGTCGACCTCAAGGTGGGTGCAAAATCCTGGAATGATGCGGGTGCCCATTAGCTGCTATACGAAAGGCCGATGTGCGGGACGACGCTGGGCGTTCCAGAGCTGATGCTCTTGATCCTCATGCGGATGCGATTTACGGGTTTGCCTGTATAGAAGTAGATGTATTCGCCGTCGGCGTTGATGGTTTTGCTGGCGTCGATTTCGTACCAGGTGCCTGCGCCGCCGTTAAATTCGGTCTCGAAGGCGAGGGTGAAGTTGGCGCCGCCCGTTACGACGGCAGCGAAGCAAAATTCGCTTGTGTCGGCGTGAACCTCTAAAGCGTCGTCGACCGACGTTAGAGGGGTGGATTCGTGGTATTCGACGAGGTTCGTGCCACGGACGACGGTGATGGCCATTATTTTTTACCCTTGGGTTTGCGTTTTTTGGCGGTTTTGGCCGCTTTTTTGAAGGCGGCGGCGGTTGGGGCGCCCTTGGAGCCGGGTTTGCGCATCTTTTCGCCCGAACCAGCCGCGATGCGCTTGCGTTTGGCGTTGATGTTGGCGTAGAGACCGCGTTTTGGCATGGGTCAGTCCTTCTTTTGCTCGATTTGGATGTTGAGGTTCGGGACTTGGACCGCCACTTGTTCGGGGGTTGCTTCGCCCAATACACGGCCCAGGCTGTCGAGGACGCCTGCGGCGACCTGGAGGTGGCCTTTTTTGTAGGCCGTGTGGTACAGCTTGAAGCGCATTCCCTGGATGCGGGCGATCATGTCCACGCGCTCGCGCTCCCAGTCCTCTTTGTTCCAGGCATTCACTTGGGCCCAGTCGCGCCAGGCAGTGGCCATGCTGATTTGCTCAGTTTTGGCGTGCTGTTGGACGAGGTCGCGGGAGCCGAGACCCTCTAGCTGGCGGCGGTATAAGCGCTGGCGGCGCAGTTCGATCACTGCGTCGGGGTTTTTTGAACCGAATGGACGGTGTTTTTTCTGCGTGCCCTGTTCGGTGTTTTCCCCGTCCATAACATTTATGCCTTTAGTCATAGAGTAACAAATGGTTTTGTATTTTTGGCTCTGTTTAGTACAAACGGTAGGCGGTTTGGCCTAAAACTTCGGGACGCGCCAGGTTGAATTGTTGGAGGCAGAGATAGCCGAAGGCGTCGAAGGCGTGGTCGACGCCCAGGTTTTTGTTGGGGAGGCCCGTCCCAGGGGTGTAGGTCAGGGTGCGGAGGGATTTGATTAGTTCTTTGCAGCGGGGGTGGATGAGGGTGCGGCGTGTTCCGGTGGCGTCCATTAGGGCGGTGTTGACGGCGGTGATTTTGTCGCGGATCTTCCAGGGGGAGCGGGGGGATTGGACGGTGAAGCCGGATTTGCGGAGGATCGTGTGGTCGGTGACGCCCATGCCGCTGGTTTTGCGGGCGTAGCCGGTGGGGTCGGGGCAGGCGATTACGCGGCGCTCCACACCGAAGCGGCGGGTGACTTCCTCCGCGAAGTCCCAGGTGGTCGCTCCACCCTTGAGCATGATTTCGTCGAAGACGTAAAGGGTGTCGTCCTTTTTGACCGCGCAGATGCCGCTCATTGGGTCGACGTTGAAGTCGACGCCAAGGATTAGGGGGAGGACGTTGATGTCGATTGCGTCCGTGCTGATGTTTTTGTCGCTGAAACTGATGGCGACTAGGCCGTTTAGGTTTTCGAAGCTCGCTTCGAACTCCTGGCGGAAGGTGCGGGGGTCGAGTTGGGCGCGGGCGGCTTCGACTTCCTCTTTTGGGACGTTCCCGCCCTCAACTGTTGTGTAGCACCAGCGCATCCAGTCGTCGTCGCCGCTATCTGCGTATTGCCATAGCTCGTAAAACCATGAGGCCGTTCCATCCGGGGTGGAAATGAAGAGTGCCCAGCCCTGTTTGTCCGCAAGGGCGGGGCGGATTACTTCGAACCAGACTTCCGAGTCCATGAAGGCGGCTTCGTCGAGGACTACGCCTGAAAGGGAGCGGCCTCGAAGCGCCATTGCGTTCTCTGTGCCCTTTAATTCGATCATCGAACCATTCACAAGCTCGATTTTTAGGTCGGTTTCGTTTTTGCTTTTGATCCAGGGCTTGGGGACGAGGCGTTTGAGGACTTTCCAGGCAATGTCCTTCGCCATGCGGTAGGTCGGGGCGCAGTAAAAGTAGGTTTGGCCGGGGTTTTCGATCGCTCCACGCAGGAGTTCGACGCAGGAAAGGTAGGATTTGCCGAAGCGGCGGCCTGCGACGAGGACGCGGAAGCGGCTGCGATCCTCGAATACTTGTCCCTGAGCCCAGCGGAGGGTTAGCGGCTCGGCAGCTTTTGGCATGTATTACAGAAGAAGGTATGGGTGCCCGATTCTGGGGGCTGTACTACAGAGTAGTTGACTTTTTCGACCCTGCCCCCTAGGATTACTACAGTAGAAAAAAGCTCAGATGTATCAGTAAGTTCCCTGCCCTACCCTCCTCTTTCTGACGACCGCAACCGTCCCCCAGTGGTTCAGTTGTACTATCGCAGCAGCGGCGGC